GTATACTTGATGATCTCTCTAAGATCAGGGTGATTCTTCAAAGCACGGTGTACACGGGCACCTACAACGAGAACGTTCGGTGTCTTGGTCGTAAGCTTCTTCACCTGTTCCTTCTTCGCATCAATCAGCTTAATCGGATCTGAGTTTGCAAAGTCGTCAAACTGTGTGAAGTCCGCCCCACCGCCATCAAATTCGTTGGTCCACACGCCAGATGTAAAGTATGTAGTTGCCCAACGTCTATCGTTATTAATCGCTACCGCTTGTGTGAGGAGTTGCGTTGCGGCTCTGTCCAGACTAACTGGCTCGTCGGTATTCGCACGCTGTCTGTCGTCTACCTTGTGGGCTAGACCACGCTCAACGCAGAAATATTCGGCTTCTGTCTTGTCCCAATCAGCTACGTCAAGCCGTCCGCCAAGTGGTCTTTCCTCTACTTGGTCACGCATAAACGTGCCCTTGTCGTAGATAAAGAATTTGTCGGACTGCTTCTGAACAGGCACAACGGGGAAGACCTTGTTAGAAACAAAGTCATCATCCTCCATCCAGAAAGCGATAGACAGATTAGTAAGTAATCTATCTATATGTAATTCACTTGGTACTGGAGGCATTATTCTTCTCCGTTATGTTTAATTCCTAATTACTTATGATTATGCTACGCCACCGTTTACAACGAGAACTTGGCAAAGCTCTCCCGCAGCAGCGTCTTCCATGGCGATACCACAAATCTCATCGCCTGTCGCTGCTACGACTGCTTCACCGCTCGCGTCAGGTGTCACGTTATTACCGGCGGAAATTGTTCCACCAGCAACTACCTTCGTCTTACCGACCACAATAACCGTTCCAGTTTCTCCAGCCGCGTCGGGCTTGTCCACAAGAACGAACGCACGGGCACCAGCACCGGCTAACGCAAGCTGTCCGCTTCCGTCGATTGTTACAAAGTGGTACTGGTTCGTGGAGAGGTCAGTAGACGCAGGGAAAGTCTCTCTAATGTCTATTCTGCCTTCAAGGGCCATTTTAGATTCCTCCTGCTAATTTATCTACTATTAATTTCTCTACGGTACTCTTCTGCGATCTCCGGATTACGCTGCATAGCTATGTCGAGGGCACGGCTAAAGGATACTTCTTCTTCCGTCTCAATTTCCTTTGCGGCCTTCTCGATCTTCGCATAAGCGTTTCCGCCAGCGCCAGAGTTTCCGCTACCGACCTCATCAAATGCGGCATTTCCAGCAGCCTCATTAGCTGCGGCAAACTTCTCATAAAGCTCTGTTGCCGCGTCCTCGCCAAGATTCTCATGAATCGTCAAAAGTCTCTCGGCAATCTCGTCTGCGGAGCCCGGAATCTTATCGAGCTTCTCAGCCTTCGCTACATAACTCTCAAGAAGCTTTTCACGTGCAGACTTTTCTACGCTCTCTTCGAGGCTCGCAATACGATCCTCATACTCGTCTGCAGTCTTCTGTAGAGATACTACCTTCTCGCGGAGGGAGTCTGGAAGCTTGTCAAGGTCGGACTTCGTAATCTCTTCTTCATTATCTTCGTCCTCAGACTTAATCTCAAGTCCAAGGCTCTTTGCAACAAGCTCTGGGTCGAGCTTGTCACTGTATGCGTTTGTAAGTCTTGCAATCGTCTTCATTACTTCGATTGCATCGTCTTCGACGCCGCTGGACTTCAAGGACTCAACAAGCTCTGCCTCGTTCTCAGCCTCAGTCTCAGCGACAATAGCAAGTAGTTCTTCCATTGTATTGTCTCCATTGTGTTTAGTGATAAGAAAATCCCGCTTGTTCGCCGCCTTTACGGTAAAATCTATTCTAACTGGTTTAATGTCTTTCATTAAGCCCGGATATGGACTAGCCATCGGCGTCTCCTACATCAGCAGAATTATAGTCTTTCACTTATTTTAACAACTATAATATACGTAGTTTTACAAAACTTCGCAAGTATTTATGATTCAAGACGTTTCGACGGATCAATTTTTGCACGTGCATGAATACTGAATCCGTTGTAATCTCCGCTTTTTACCATATTCCAACGTTCGTCATCATTTACATGTACTCCAACCAACCATGTACCTTTTTTGACATCTTGACCGTACAATTCCATGTCTTTGGGTGCTAACCAACTTTCCACGACATGTGCGTTTTCAATTACCTCATCTTCAATATGTTCATGTCCAAGAGTTTGATGGTTTTCCATGAAGTAATAAGCAGCTTTTTCTATCTCTTCTGCTGTAGCCCAATTTCCATCAGTATCTTCAACTTCGGGCTCATACACAATTCCATATACTACCTGCTTTTCGTCATCAGCTTTAAGCACTTCAGCCTCATACTGAATATCTTCAGACTGAATATCTTCAGATTCTTTGTCTAACATGGACTTATGAACATCGTCGCTTTGAAGGACTTCACGCAAGCGTCCAAGCTTCCGGGCTACTTCCCCCTTGTCCCCAAAAATGTTTAGAGCGCGTGGATGTGGAACCCACTCGTCTGCAGTGTCACCAAAGCTTTTTTCAAGAATCCGTTCGATACCGTCTCTGGCAACCGTTCCAAGAGCCACAAGATAGTCCGGATCGTACTTGTCGAGAACAGTTACAAAGTCATCTGCCCATTCGTTTATCTCTTTTTGATTCGGAACACGAGGATTGCCTCGTTCGTCTTCAAGGTACAGAGGTACAAGAGTGGCATAAGCTGCATCATCAGACTTTATTACCAACTCTTCCAAATAACTGTCTTTTAATGTCTTTCCAGCCGGTCCAGAAAAAAGGTGTTTGCGAATAAAGTCAATCTTGGACGGAGACGCACCCACAAACATTACTTTTGCACCGACCTTACCTCTTGCTGGCACAATGTTAAGATTTTCTGCTTTTTTATTCGTTTTTTCGTCATTTTTGCCGGTTTTATCCGACTTTGAAGTCTTTTTGTTCTTTTCTAAAGCAGAATCTTCGTCTTTTTCAACATCATTGTTAGCGTCTATCTCGTCTTCAAATTCAAACTTTTCCAACCACCAGTTTTCAAATTGCTCAAATATATTCATGTTATCGCCATCCTCTTCATCGGATTTGGTTGTGTTTATATCTCCTATAGCAATACCTTGGTTGAGGGCCTTCCGTTTTGCATCGCGGCCTGTGTAACACTTACCTTCATCGCCCCACTTCCAGCCATCTTCACCATTTGATTGACAACGCTTAAGCGGCATCGTCTTCCTCCTCGTTCTCGTTGTTTATCGGACGCTCGTCAGGTGTAATATCTTCCATACCTGCGCCCGTTCCTTCTGGTCCTTCTTCTGATTCTTCGAGACTTCGATTTGGCAATCCAGCTTGTTCTTCGAGGAACCCAAGCACATCGTCCCCTGTCAAATCAATGCCAACATTTGACAGTGCAACAATATACTTAGCAAGAAGGTCCAAATCAATTGTCTCAATATCGCTATGTTGTAGTTTTGGACTGTTTACATCCATCATACCATTCATCGCCAAAAGTTGCGGAATTGCTCTCTTGTTGATTTCTTCCGCAATCGCGTCCATATACGCGCCAATAGCTGTAGAGAAGATTTTTGTCTTACTTGACGCAAGAGCGAATGAACCCACGCTTTCGTGGCCGATGATAATAAAGTCGGCCAGCATGGACATCGCAATTTCCCGACTCTTTCGATCAATTACTTCTCCCGTACTAAACTTCTTGCGACCTTTTGTGCTTACAAGGTCAAACTCGAAAAGAGGGTTTCCGTTATCGTCGTATACAGCAGGCGTAATGATAACACCCTCTTCGTCATTTCTAATGTTTTTCCCCATTTCCTTAATTCTCTCAAGCGTGGCTTTTTCTGTTTCGGTGGCTGTGCTCTTGAGAATATTTGCAGGCACTTTGAAGTGGGGAAGACCTGCGAGGTCACGTTCGATTCCAATCCCCTCTAATTCTTCGATTCTCTTCTTGAAGAACCAAGGACGATACGCATTTCGAAGAATCGAACGACCTTCCGGGTTGTCTTTGTAATACGTTGTACGGAAAAGAAGACCTTTGTCACGCGGAATACGACGTACTTTGAAATCCGGCCAAGGCTGCTGCAAAAACGCTGTTAATTTTCCTCTATCGTCAAATTCCCAATCCCACCAAGAGTCTTGGGAACGTACAGCAAATTTCTTCCAACCAATTTTACCATCATCGTATTCAGAGCCTTCTTCTGGATCAAACGAATTTCCTGTTCTCTTCTTGTATACAACTTCAAAGAATGACCAACCGAATACCAACATGGACATGACTTCATCAATAAATGCCTGCCATGGAATATCCAAGTCATGTATTGCAGTTTCTACAAACTCTGCTGCTTTTTCGTCTTTAAGTCGGTCGCCTCCCGGTACAACTTTCCAATCAGCTTGTCGTACAAGATTTTTAATTGCAAACAACGATGCTCCCACAATAGGGTCGTTGTCTCTCATTTCCTCATACTTGTCTATTGCTTTCTGGCCTTTCAGGGATGTCAGGAATTCCTCATGAATCTGTCCTCCCATCCGTTTTAAACCTGTTCGGCCTATTTCTCTAAAATCAATCTCTTCGTTGTGAGGCATACTTTACTCCCTTAGTGCATCTTCCATGGTGAACCCCTTGTTATGCTTATCGGGGCAGCTTCCGCAGGAAACATTGCGCGTGAATTCCACTTTTTCACGGCCAAAGCTAGAGCATCCACACAGTCGTCGTTCATTCCATCGGGCGCGGAATACAGAACGTTGTTTCTGCGTGTTTCGTACTCGAATGCTTCCAATTCTTTGACAATTTGCCCGTCCGGAAATTCAATCTCCCGGTTTTGAATGGCTACTGACAGCCCCACCATAAGGTCCTGTTTGGAGCGTGTCGTAAACTTATAGCCAACGAAATTCTCTCCACCTTCTCTTTTTAATCGTTCCATCAACTGATCGCCCGATCCAGTGGAGTCCACAAGCGTCTCAAAGTTGCTTCCCAAGAATCTCTCCAACGCTTGAATCGGCAAACCTTTCCTTCTCGATCTAAAGCAATACCAACTGTATAATTCTTCGATTTAGCCACGTCCCAACCCCAACATATCGGGGCAGTATCCCGTGGTTTGGAAATCGTGCGTCCATCCGGTGTTTTTCGTATACACGCTCGAATATGATCTACACCAAACGGATTTCCTTGATCATCGCCGGGCTCTGCAAGATAAAGCTCTCGAAAAACGTTCTCAGGAAGAGTTGCTTTAGCGTCTTCTATCTCTTCCCAATCCAAGACACCCGCTTCTGCTGCGTCGTATGCGGTAATCTTGGCGTAGTGCATGTTGTCGGCGTCTCCGCTCTCTGCCCGTCGTGCCAATCGGTAAGCCCAATTCTTTCGTCCCTTTACGTTTCCAATGACCCGTATGGGTCCTTTCGTAGCTGTCAAGGTTGACCGTACGGCGTGCCATGATTCCTCCTTTACACGAGAAGCCTCGTCGATGACCGCAGCATACACGTCTTCACCGTAAAGGCTGTCTGGCTTGTCTCCTGACTTAAACCAGATCGAGGTTCCGTTTACAATATCGATTCTTTTTACAGATTCGTTCGTTTCAAACAACTGTTTTGGCACGGACGCCTTCATACGTGTAAACGCAATATCAGCCTGTGTGGAGACAGGTGCCACCCACCAATAGTTTTGTCCTTCCTGTCCCTTTAGCGCTTGTTCAAACAACCATACAATGCACCCTACGGTCTTTCCGGACTTGGTGCTAGCCTCTACAACAGAATATCGCGCATCGTTGAAAATAGATTTCTCTTGTTTCGGATACATCCAAGGACGTTTGTATACAAAGTTGTCTGACTCAAGCGTATATGTCATAAATTAATCCTCTACAACTTCATAGTCTGCGTCAATAGCTTCCGGTTTTTCGGTATTTTTATCTTCTGGTTCATCGCCAATATTTACCGTAAACTCAACAGGCCCGCCACGCCGAAGCGGTCCAGTTTGCTTCACCGGCCTCATCAATTCGATTGAGGTGTTTCAGCATAATGTCGTATTCGGCGTTTTCGATCTCTTCGAGAAACTCGATATAATGGTCGTCCCAATGCGTAAGAGGACCGTTTCCCGTGGCTTTTGCTTCACGTGCTTCTCGTCCTTTTGCCATCCAATTGAAGATGGTCTTTCTAGAAATTCCGGCACGCTTCGCCGCCATACCGATAGGAGCACCATCATTGATTATTGCATCAAGAACCTTTTCCCGAACATGGTCAAACTTCACCAAGATTGGTTTTCTGCCGGTACGCTCTGGAAGGTTGTTGTTTGACATATTATATTCCTATAGGGGCAATCTCGTTTGCTTCTTCCGGAGTTACATCAATGGTTGCATCAAAGTAATTTCTCCATTTTTCCAAACTTTCAAGAAGCTCTTCTACGTATTTTCTCTCTTCCAAAGTTTCTGGACTCAATGCGTTTCTATAGTACGTTTTTAGAGCATCAACCGGATGCATATCGTGTCCTCCAAATTTAAAGTCCAACAGATTTTTTTTGCAGAAATCTGAGAGTTACTTTGTTACCTCTACCCAAGCATAGCCGTAACGATTCATTTCCACGCCATAATTGTATTTTACCCATCTTCGCCCTTCTTTTGTAAACAAGTCTTTGTACGTTTTATCCGTTTGTGTCGTAACGTTGATCGACGGCAACTCCACAGACCCAAGACCACGTTTGTTCAGGATTTCATTTATATCATCTTCCAATCTTTCATATCGCAATAGATCCGTGCAAAACGGAACATGATAGAACAATTGCGACCATGGGGCTGGAAGATTTCTACGCCAATAGATCGATGTATCAATCAGCCTGTCACAGACCTCTGGCGTTATTCGAGGCTCGTCTCGTTCATGGTAATTGGTGTTGACGAATTCGCTGCGCAACAAGTCATAGTGGTTTCGAATTGTGGACATCACGATCCAAGAATCGGAAAAATCGACTCCTCTAAACGGAGCGTCAAGCTTGTTCTCAGCCTCCACGGGCGTCATATGGTGTGTTGTCGTGGAGGTAAACCCTTTTTGTCGTCTTAACCCCGCACATGTGGACGTAGACGCCGTTCTGGGGTGGGCAAGGTATGCTATTTTAGCTTTTTTATGTGCGTACACTGGTGCGGCCTTCTTCATCAAATTTTGTAGATACATCGAGCGTCAGAGATTGATTGGTTCGTAGCACGTAATATACACACTTCTTACACTATTCGCAACTAACACCTCCAATAGAATGTTAGTATCATATGATACATAGTAACTCTTTTGTTGTTGTAGTTTCTTTACAGATGTTACTACTACTTCAAAAAAGAAAAATATATAAAAAGAAAAAAGTTTCTTCACGAACAGCCCATTGTCTGTTCAAGATTTTTCCGCGATCTACGAAATTTTTAGTAGTACAACAACGAGTCTGGTACCCCCATTCGTATCTCAATGAGTCAGAATTGGGGCTTTTAGAAACGTCTCTAGGGTGCGAGGATAGGGGGGTCCAAGATGTAAATACGTTGCTCGAGTATTTAAAAATCTGAGTCAGATACTTGAAGCCAGTATCGTCATATCTATGTCACATATCTGACATAAGTAGCAATTACTTGGGTTACATATTTGGTACGTTGTATCTCTACTGGATATTTGAGCTGACGTATCTACGTGGCATAGATACGTTGAATATAGTATCTACGTACCGTTGCTACGTGGAGGCTGTAGTTACTATGTACGTAGTATCTACGAAACGTTGCTACGTTGGATGCATAGTTACTTGGTACAACGTAGCTACAGCAAGTTGCGTTGATACGTTGTTATAAGTAATTGACAGGGCGATTATCCTTTTGCGGGCAAAAGAGCGAACGATTATAATGACTCTAGCGTGTTTCAATTCCTGTATTTAGACAAGCTTGAGACCCTGTAACCTATTGCGTTGACTGTAGTTTCCATATTCTTGTCATGTTTCTTCTCAATAGAGTGTATAGGTATTGAGTATTCTTTCCCCCATAGTGTGTGTATAGTGTATAGGGGATGTTTATTTTGGGGCGGAAAGA